CGAGCGGCGGCGCGCTCAGCTACCAGTGGCAGGACAACAGCAGCGGCAGCTTCGCCAACATCACCGGCGCCACGTCGCAGACCTACAGCGTATCGCCATTGGTGGCGCGGCCGACGACGTACCAGGTGCGGTGCGTCGTCACCGACAGCAACGGGAGCCAGAACTCTGACGCCGCGACGCTGACAATTCTGCTCGTTAACGCTCCGCTCCCGAGGCGTAGGCGCACTCCGCAGACTCACGACTTCACAGCCCCGGGCTGGTTCAATACCGGCACCGAGGCCGCACGGTTGTGGGATCGGGACTTCATTGTCAATCCGTCCGGCTCAAGCCCGGACGTAACATTGTCCCTGACTGGCGCATCAAGTACGGTCAGCGCTGGGCAGATTGCCGAGGCCATCACCTATTCGCTATCCGGCGCAGTAGGCACATTCTCGGCGGGAACGCTCAGGGCAAACCCGAGCTACACGCTCACCGGGCAGGGTGGAACATTCTCGGCGGGCTCACTAGCGCGGGCCGTCAGCTACACACTGACTGGTGCGGTATCAACAGCGGCCTCAGGCACGCTCAGCTCGGCGATCAGCTACACGCTGAACGGAGCAGCGGTGACGGTATCGGCCGGCACTCTTACAGCTTCAGTCAACACAGATATTAGCCGTAGTCTGACTGGAGTTGCATCAACGGTTAGCGCCGGTTCGCTCACGTCGGCCATCAGTTATTCGCTTGCGGGTCAGGCAAGCACTGTTTCGGCCGGGCAAGTAGCGCCGGCAATTGCCTACTCGATGACGGGTCAGGCCGGTACGTTCTCCGCTGGAACGCTAACGTCAGCGATTTCCTACACGCTCAACGGCGCGCAAGTCACGGTATCTGCTGGGATCATCACTCAATCTGGCGGAACAACCGGAAGTGATGTCAGCAAGACATTAACCGGCATAGAGTCGATTGTCTCGGCCGGGAATGTTTCGAGCGCGATTGCATATGCGCTTTCCGGGCAGGCATCAACGCTCGCCGCTGGAGCGTTGAGCGCAAATCCATCGCATGTACTTGCTGGCCCTGCAATAACTGCATCGGCCGGCGCACTTAGCGATGCGATAGCGTATTTCCTGACTGGCGTCGAGTCGATTGTTTCTGCCGGTTCCGTGACGGCCCAAGCTGGAAACGACATCACAAGAACGCTTAGCGGGGCGACTGCGACATTCAGCGCGGGAACCTTGAGCGTATCTGGCGGTGATGCGGCCGGCCAGGTAACTGGCGGATGGCCAATCTATCGCCCGCGCCGCCCAAGGCCAAGGGTTTTAGAGGCACAGGAAGTCGCGCAAGAATCAATCGAGGCTTTGCAAGCCAGGATGCAGGCAGATGCCGCAATGGCACAGGATCGGTTACGCGCAAGGCAGGAATTTCGCAATTCCGAGCGGCGCGACAGAGAACTAACTGAGCAGATCAGGGCCATCTATGCCGAGCAAGATGCTTTGAAACTTGGCGTGATTGCGCTCGAATCAGAGCTTGAGGCGCAGATCGAGGCCGAGTCACTGGCGCTGATTCTGGCGATTGCTAGTTAGCGCCCACTGTGATACGCTCAGCAATGTAAGCGCCCACTTGGCAGGGTTTGTTGCCATGACTATCGGAAACGATGAGCACTGAAACCCAAGTCTCCCCTGACGCAGAGACTCAAAACCCAGCGCCTGAAGTGGTCGAACCGGAAATCACCACGCCGGAAGCCGATGCAAACGCAGAGCATGAAGCGGAGCCGGAAGGCGATGATGCTGACAAAGCGCTCAAACGAATGCAGCGCAGGATTGACAAGCGGACGGCGGATGTCTACCGAACCCGGGCTGAAAACGAACAGCTCAAGGCGCGATTGACCGAGCTGGAAGCAAAGTCAGGACCGACAGATAAGCCAGCAGAACAAGCCGACCCGGTTGCTATGGCGCGGGAAATGTCCCGAGTCGAGCGCTTCACCGAGAAAGCTAACGCAATCGTCACTGCGGGCACCAAAGCGCACGCAGACTACATGGTTACGCTTCGCGGTCTCGCCTCTGAAGTAGGCGAGTTTGTGAAGCCGAATGGCGCACCAAGCCAATTCATGGAAGTCGTGCTTGAGGTATCCGACAAGCCGGAAGCGGTTCTGTATCACCTGGGCAAAAACCCGGACTTGGCTGAAGAACTGACGGACCTGAGCCCTATTCGCTTGGCGAAGAAGTTGGCGAGCATCGAACGCGAACTGACCGAATCTGCCAAACCACAAAGCAGCAAGGCCCCGAAGCCGCTGGAGCCCGTCAAAGGCAGAGCCAGCGATAGCGATCTAGGACCGGGATTGTCGGACGCAGAATGGATGAAGCGTCGAGAAGCCCAGATCAGGGAGCAGCGGGGCCGGTAATCACCGAAAGGGTGAGTCATGGCCACGAATACCTTCAAGACCCTAAACGACGGGGACATTACCCGCGAAGCACTCCGAATCCTCAAGAACGCTAACGGCACGCTGCGCAAGATCAATCGGCAGTATGACGCCAGTTTCGGCGCAACCGGAGCCAAGAACGGCGGCACGCTGAACATCCGCCTGCCGAACCGCTACAGCGTCACCACCGGCCGCACCGCGACGACTGGCGGCGACAACACGGTGGAAACCAGCACCGCGCTGGTGGTGGCAACTCAGAAACACGTCAGCATGGGCTTCTTCTCTTCGGAGTTGACCCTTTCGCTGGACGACTTCTCGACGCGCTACCTGAAACCGGCAATGTCGGTGCTTGCATCGACCATTTCGCAAGACTGCTGCGTTGCCATGCAAGGCGCTTTCGTCAACAACGTCGGCACTCCGGGCACCACGCCGAGTTCGTTCCTCACCTACTCGCAGGCCGGCGAGCGACTGGACTGGCAAACCGCGCCGCGCGACGGAAATCGGTGTGTCATCCTGAGCCCGACCGCAATGACGGCGACGGTTGACGCACAGAAGGGCCTGTTCCACAGCGGTTCCAAGATCGCGGATCAGTACGAGAGCGGCGTGATGGAGGCCATGACTGGCTTCGATTTCGTGATGGACCAGAGCATTCAAACGCTCACGGCCGGCGCGCGCAATGCGGCTTACGTGACCGGCGCAGGCACTCCGCTTGTGTCAGGCACGAACCAGCTCTTGGTTGCGACCGGCGCGAACGCGATGGTGGTTGGCGATCAGTTCACGATTGCCGGCTTGAACGAAGTCAACCCGGATACCAAGCAATCGACCGGCATCCCGAAAGTGTGCACCGTCTCGGTGGCATATGCGGGCGGCGCTGGCACGATCAGCTTGTCTCAGGTGATCTACACGTCAGGGCCTTACCAAAACATCTCCGCGCCGATCACCAACGGCTTGGCGATGACGTTTGTCGGCACTGCTTCGACAGCCTACCCGCGCAACTTGGCATTTCACCGCGATTCGACCGTGCTGGCGACTGCGGACCTGGAATTGCCGAAGGGCGTGGACATGGCATCTCGTGCCTCTATGGACGGTATCAGCCTACGTTTCGTGCGCCAGTACGATGCGACGACTGACAACTTCCTGGCCCGCTTCGATATCCTCTACGGTATCAAGGTGGTTCGGCCAGAGTGGGGATGCGTTGTCTATGGATGATGAACTCCGGGGCTTCGGCCCCGGTTTCCAAACCATCAAAGGAACACCATGAGCACACTCATTCCACGCGGCAACATTGCCCGCATGTTCGCAGTCTCTGTCACATTCGATCCGGCATCAGTCGCAACCATCACCACGGCAGAGCAGACAACCACGGTCACTGGCCTGCAAGTTGGCGACTTCGTAATCGCGCAAAAGCCGACCAACACAGCCGGCGTTGGCGTGGTGAATTGCCGGGTTTCTGCGGCAAATACCCTTGCGGTGACTTTTGTCAACCCAACGGCTGCCGGTGTCGATGCGGCATCTGAAACATGGCGATTCCTCGTGTTTCGTCCTGAAGCAGTTTCGCTGCCTTCGGTCATCACGCCATAAAGGAACGGGCCGGGGAAACCTGGCCCGCATGCCATGAAAACATATGCATCACTATCCCTCACGGCGTCGGCGCAAGTTGGCCAAGGCAACGCGGTTTACTACGGCTACACCGTGACCGTGGTTACCGCGACGGCGGCAATCAACATCCGCAAGAATTCTCTCACCGGGCAGATCATTGACCTGATACCAGCCGCAACCGCAGCGGGCTCAACGAAGGATTACAGCTACGGTACTGCCTGCGATGGCGGGTTGTTCGTGGACTTCAATGGCGCGACCGGAACGGTTGTCATTCGGTACGAGTAAATGGCAACGGCCCTTGAGTTGATCGAATCCGCCATGAGCAAGATCAACATGCTCGCGGCGGGAGAAACCGTGTCTGCCGAAGATGCCGCAGTAGGCATCAAGCGGCTAAACACGATGATGGACGCATGGGAAGGTGAGAACCTTTTCAACTATGCCACCATCGACACCATTTTCACGCTGCCGGCGAACACCACGTCGCGCACCATCGGCCCGTCGATGCAGATCAACGTCGCGCGGCCGGTCAAGATTCTGCCTGGGTGCTTCTCGCGCATTGGCGGCATTGACTACCATCTGCTCGACATCACCGAGGCCGAGTACAACGCGCTCAGTTTGAAGTCGTCCATTGGCTCTGTGGCCCCGTCGGTGTGTTTCTACGATGGCGGCAACCCGACCGGAAATGTCTACTTCTGGCCCACGGCCAGCACGTCTGTCGAGGTTCACTTGATCACACCGCAAACCGGGACTGTGGCGCTGGACGTGACCACGAGTTTCGTTTTCCCGCCCGGCTATCAGCGCATGATCGAGTATAGCCTAGCCATTGAAATGGCGCCCGACTTCAACACAACGGCAAGCAACGCGGTGATCGGCGCGGCACTCAATGCAAAGCGGCTCGTGCGACGCACGAATGCCCGCATCCCACAGCTTGACATGCCAACCTTTGGCGGGCGCGGCAGTTCACCGTCAGACTTTATTGGCGGGTACTACTTTTGAAGCCCATTCCGTTCATTGGCCCCGCATACCAGGCTCGAAGCGACAACTTCAGCTCGCAGCGGTGCGTCAATTGGATGCTGGAGGGAGGGAAAGGAAAAGCCCCCGGCCTGTTGCTTGGAACGCCTGGGCTTACAGCGCCGGTAGTCACGCTCACAGGCCCAGGCATGCGCGGGATGTACAAGGTCAACGAGACGACCTCGATCATGGTCTGCGGGCCGAACGTCTACAAAGTGACCGATGCATTTGCCACGACCCTGCTGGGCACGGTATCGAATGACGGCCGGCCGGTGCAGATCACCGGCAACGGCTCCGACATTATGGTGGCGTCGGCGAACATCCTGTACGCTCTTACGCTTACAGGATCGGCCTCTACGGTTATCTTGACAGGCATCGGATCGGTTGATTTCCTAGATGATCACTTCGTTGCAACGCAAGTAAACACTAACTTCTTTGTGTGGTCAGACGTGGTTTCGACGGTCTTTGACCCGTTGAGCATTCAGGCCACGAACGGAGCGCCCGATACGATGGTGGGCGTTCGTGTTTCACGCAGAACAATGGTCCTGTTCGGCACAAACAGCATTGAGCAGTGGTATGACTCCGGCGGCGCGGATATTCCGTTCTCCCGAATTGACGGCGCGTTTTTTGAAGTCGGCTGCATCGCCAAGGATTCGATTGCCGAGCTGGATGCCGTGTTTTGGCTGGGTGGAAGTGATCAAGGGGCCGGCAAGGTGTGGACCATTGTTGGCGGCGCACCGCGCCCGATCAGCACTCCGGCGATTGAATTTGCCATCAGCCAGTGGCCCAACAAGACTGACGCAGAGGCGTTCACATACACGCAGGAAGGGCATTCCTTCTACGTCCTGTCGTCGCAGTCAGGCAATGAGACCTGGGTCTATGACATCACCACCGAAGAGTGGCATCAGCGCGCATGGTTGCACTCCAGCGGCGCCCTGTACCGCATCCGCCCGCGTTGCCATCTGTACTTCGCCGGCAAGAATTTGGTCGGCGATTGGGAAACCGGGGACGTGTACGAATACGATCTTGACACCTATTCGGACAACGGAAACCCGCTCCCTGCAATCCGGGCATGCCAAACGCTGCAATCCGGCCTGGAGAACCAGCCTACGGCCTCATTCCAGCTCGACATGGACACCGGGGTAGGGCTGACTACCGGGCAGGGCTCCGACCCGGTTGCAATGCTGCGCTGGTCAAAGGACGGCGGCAAGACCTGGAGCAATGCCCTGTGGCGCTCCTTCGGCAAGATCGGAGACTATGAGAAGCGCTGCGTGTGGCGCCGCGTTGGCGGAGGCCGGCGCACGGTTTTCGAAGTGACCATC